CTCCAGAAAAAGAAGTTGACCGTAAATTATTTGACGCCGATCCATCAACAATGACTAATAAGGAATTGGTAGATCATTTCGCAGCGACGTATGCGATTCACAGCAATCCGACCTTCTATCGTAATCTGAAATCTGGATATGATGAGATTCTTAGGCGTCTTGAAGAGAAAAATTAAGAGGCAATAATATGTCAAAGTTTGAAACTATATACGAAATTCCACAACCAGAAAATCCAAATATGGGAAATATTCCATATCCAGATCACGACTATGATTATGATAAACCAGATTCGGAAGATACGATAAAGTGCTCTTGGAATAATAATAAATTAATGAATGAGTTTTTAAAGAAAACAGAGGAAAATAATGAGAAATAATTACTGGTCATGCAGTATATTTGCAAATTGGATCAGAGGAACAGCAAAACCATATTCTGCTTCTTCAAAGGGTTGGAGACAATGGAGAGTGAATGCACAAACGGCTCATCAATTTCGTTATTGGGTCGCCGAAGAATTGTTAGATGAAATTCAAAATTTTCTATATCTACCATACGATTTATTCAATAATTTTCGTTGGTATGTTCGTAATCGTTGGATAGATCAAACATATGCTCTTGTAGCTCATAAAGATCATTTAAAGAGAGGACAGTGGTATGATGTGGATGGTAGATTTATTCCATGTCTTTTTGATACTCTTGTTGATTTTGTCGAACAAGAATGTGCTCATATGGCTACTTGGAGTAACGATAAATACAAACTTCCATGGTGGGCCAGAATAAATATTTTTCTTTTTAAAGGATGGAGAAGTAAAGAAGCAGGTTTGGAAAATTTAGATTGGCAAATGTCATTAGTTTATGGTGAAAATGATGGTATTAAGTCAACAAATAAATTATTTGGAAAACCAACTCACCAAGCTATTGCAGCAAAAGAAATTAAAGCATTATATACATGGTATACTGATGTTTATTGGAACAGACCCGATCCATCAGATATTTCTGGATGGAGTGCTTATTGTGATTCAAAAAGATCAAAATCTGGAGATGTAGATAATCTATTAGATTCTCTTGGAGAAGATGAAACTAAAGAAGAAAAAATCAAATTTTCAAAAATACTTAAAGCATTAAACAAAATTGAAGCAGATTATGAAAAAGAAGAAACAGAAATGATGATCCGTTTAATAAAGATTAGAAAATCTCTGTGGACCTAAATACATATGTAATATGAGGTATTTATGTGGCCTTTTAGAGAACAAATAACATTGGAAATTATGGAACGCTCTGTTCGTTGGTGTATTCCTGAAACCGATTGTAGAACTATTAAAATTTGGTTTAAAGATAATAATGCTTATTCTACTTATTTGTTAGGAGATATAGGTCTATCTATGTTATATCATGCAGGAATATTTCCTGTTAAAAAATAATTTTAATGGGTAGATTAATTTCTGCCCATTTTTGTTTTTATGATAAATACCTCAAGAGGAATGACATGCCAAAACCAGTAGAAAATATCTCGTCAGACATAATAGACCTTTTGAAAGATCGCTATGAAATAGCTGATTCAATTGACGAACAAGGTATCAGCACTTCTGATCCTTCCAAAATTAAAGTTTTTTCTTTTAATTATGTTAATAGTATAGGTGAAGATAAAGGTAGTGTAGTTATATCGCTTCTTGATGATGGAGAGAGTTCTAATTCAATTAAGATTTATTTTGGTCAAGATTTAGCAGATTCAGATGCAAAAACCAAAAAAGAATGGTATGCATTTCTTCAAGATATTCGTCAATTTGCGAAGATGCATTTACTTGGTTTTGATGTTCGTAATATTAATAAAAGTCAAATTACACGACGAGATGTTGAAAAAGATTTAAAACTTGTAAAAGAAGACCTTGAACCAATGTTTGAAAGTTCTTTTGGACCAATTGATGGTTCAGTAAAAACCAGTAAACAACCATTGGGTAGTATGGATATAATTATTAAACATAGTGCAAGAATCGATCCAAAAATAAAAAATAGTCGTTCACGAAAAATTCAAAAAATTTATCTATCAAATGGAAAAGGTGAAAGATTTTTACTTCCGTTTAAATCTTTATTGGCAGCAAGAGCAATGGCGCGTCATATTGAATCTGGTGGAACTCCATACGATTCTATTGGCCGTGATATTTGTCAATTAGTAGAAGAAATGTTATCATTGAATAAATTTTATAGAACATATAAAAATTCTCAATTTTCAAATGATCATGCATCGGAAGCATTAGCTTCTGGCCGTGAAAGATATTTAGAAATTAAGAAAACATTGGCTAGTCTTTCTACAAAAGGAGGCTATGCTAAAAATAGCGTAACTATGACTGGTAATGCTGGTGAATTAGAAGACGATGATGAAATGTTTGAAGATATTTTTGATGGTGTAGAAATGGATGAAGATAACACCATGGCTCTTCCATATATTAATCGTGTATATCAAAAATATAAAAGTAATAAAACACCCGAAGAAAATGCATTTAATGATTGGGTATCTGCTGCAAAAGGGCAAGGTGAAGGTCAAGAAATTTTGAATGATGAAGATTTACCTTTTCAACCAGAAGATTTTGAGCATTCGCGTGTAAGAGAAAATGAACCAACAGATATCGACCCCGATCAAAGAAATCAATCAAATATTACAGAATCTAAAATTAATGAAATTTTTGGGTTTAAAAAAAAGAGTAAAAATCCAAAAGAAGAATTAGAAAAAATGACTAAGATGCTCACTAATTTGGAATTTGAGCAAGTAGTTAAACAGGGTGATGATGAAATTTGGAAACGATCTTATTATCAAGTAATTTTTGGTGTATTGGATGGTAAATTTGGTTGGGTTATGTCTAGAAATGGTAAACCAATTGATAAAGGATTAAATACAATTTCATTTGCTGTTAGTGTTCTAATGGAACCAGATTTTAAGGGAGAGTTGGAATATCTTGTTAAGAAGAACAATGTAACAGAGGCAGATGTGCCAACTAGTGCCGGGGCAAATTCGCCGTTAACATATATTTCAAATAATATTCCAAATCATTTTAGAAGTAACAAGGAAATAGCATCACATAAAAATACAACTGGAAAATTATCACCATTTTCTTTATTAAACTCTCCAGAACAAGACAAGGATGCCGATGATAAAGAGATAACAAGAATTGCGGATTTAGCGAAAGCACCACGTAAGTTATCACCTAATTCTGCTGGATTTTCAAACAAACCGGGAAATAAAGGGCCATCTAACATATAACTAAAATAATTTTAAATATAACCAAAGAAATATATTGCAAAGGATAAATAACAGTGTTACTATCTTAATAGTAGCAAACATGGACAACATGGGAACTACAAAATTATATTACATGGTAAACAAGGAGAAACATCATGGGAAATACAAATACAACATTAGCAGATATTAGAGCAAGACTCGCACAAGCTGAACAGAACAAAGGTGGAAATTTTGATTCAGCCTTTTATCCATTCTGGAATGCTAAATCAGATTCAACTACCGTTATTCGATTCCTTCCTGACGGTAACACAAATAACTCATATTTTTGGGTAGAAAAACAACAAATTAAATTGCCTTTTAATGGCATTAAAGGTGGAGATTCAAAACAAATCACCGTTTCTGTACCATGCGTAGAAATGTTTGGACGCGAGGAATATCCACAAGGATGTCCTATTCTTAGCGAAGTTCGTGCTTGGTATAAAGATGAAGCCTTAAAGGAAAAGGCTAACCGTTACTGGAAGAAGCCACAATTCATTATGCAAGGTTTTGTTCGTGAGAACACTGTTGCAGATGATAAGACTCCTGAAAATCCAATTCGTAGATTTAGCTTGAATAAACAATTATTCAATTTAGTTAAGGCTGGTCTAATGGATGCAGAAATGTTAAATCTACCCTGTGATTATGAAAAGGGTTCAGATTTCCGCATTGTAAAAACAGTCAAGGGACCATATGCTGATTACGGAACTTCTTCATATGCACGTAGAGAAAGTCCTTTAACAAAGAGTGAACTTGAAGCCATTGAAAAGTATGGTTTGACAAATCTAAATGATTTTCTTGGTAAGAAGCCAACGGCAGAAGACTTAGTTATCATTCGCGAAATGTTTGAAGCATCTGTTGATGGCGAAGCATATGATAACGAACGATGGGGTGCTTATTATCGTCCAGCAGGTATAAAGGGTGATAAGGAAACTTCCGAAGAAACACAATCTACCAAGACAGAAAATGTTGCTTCAACTAGTTCAGTAGCACAAACTGAAACCGCTCCGGTTACAGCACCGTCCACAGAAAAAACTTCTGCCGCAGCCGTATTGCAAATGATACGCGAACGCGGAAAGAAGGCCGCAGAAGCAAAGGTATAAATAACAAAATGAGGTAGTTGAAAAATACTACCTCATTTATTAAAATTATGCAAAAAACATCTCAAGAACAATTTATTAAAAAATTTATTTCAATTCATGGAAATAGATATGATATTTCGTTGCTAGTATACAAAGGTCTTAAATATCCAATCATTATTATATGTAGAGAACATGGAGTATATGAACAACGAGCAGATCATTCTTTAAGAGGACAAAATTGTCCAAAATGCTCATCACTACTAGAGAGTAATAAAGAAGAGTTTATAATTAAAGCAAAACTGAAACACCCAGATAAAAATAATAATTATGATGAATTTATTTATGTTAATTCTCATACAAAGAGTATAATTATATGTCCTATTCATGGAAAATTTTTACAAAACCCAATGAGTCATTTATCAGGAAATGGATGTCCAGAATGTGGGAATCAAAATAATAAAGCACGACAAAAATTTAAAGAACATGCAACCAAAATTCATAATAATAAATTCGTTTATGATGAATTTATTTATGTTAATTCTCATACAAAGAGTATAATTATATGTCCTATTCATGGAAAATTTTTACAAAACCCATCTGATCATATGAATGGGAAAGGATGTCCAGAATGCGGCGGAACAAAAAAGAAAACACTAGAACAATTTATAGATCAAGCATCGTTACTTCATAATAACAAATTCAATTATGATGAATTTGTTTATGTTGACGCTCTTACTAAGGGAATTATTATATGTCCAGAGCATGAACGTTTTTTACAAAAACCCAATGATCATTTATCTGGATATGGATGTCCGAATTGCACAACACGAGTATCAAAGCCAGAAACTAAATGGTTAAATTATATTGGAATATTGGAAGAAAATCGACAGATTAAATTACCAAATCTTGGTAGAAATATTGTAGATGGATATGATCCAAAAACAAACACAGTATATGAATTTTATGGAGATTTTTGGCACGGAAATCCAAAAACACATGATCCAAATAAAATAAACCTAATGAATCATAAGACTTTCGGATATCTTTATACACAAACTATGATACGAGAAGAAAAAATAAAACAGCATTATAACTTACTAACCATTTGGGAAAATGAATGGATACAGTATATCAAGGAGAACAAAAATGGCAAAACCCTTTGATTTAAGTAAATTTAGGAAAGGACTTACTAAAAGTATTGAAGGTTTAAGTATAGGTTTTAATGACCCAACTGATTGGATTTCAACTGGAAATTTTGCACTGAATTACTTAATATCAAGTAGATTTGATGTTGGTATTCCACTTGGAAAAGTAACATTAATTGCTGGTGCTCCAGCCGCAGGTAAAAGTTTAATTGCTTCTGGAACAGTAGTAAAAAATGCTCAAGAAAAAGATATTTTTGTAATCTTAATTGATAGTGAAAATGCTTTAGATGAAAAATGGCTACAAGCATTGGGTGTTGACACCAGCGAAGAAAAATTATTGAAACTTAATATGGCAATGATAAATGATGTTGCCAAGGTAATAACTGATTTTGTAACACAATATAAAGAAGTTCCTCTTGAAGAAAGACCAAAAGTTTTATTTGTAATTGATTCTCTCGGTATGCTTTTAGCTCCTACACAAGTTGATCAATTTAACGAAGGTGATCTAAAAGGCGATATGGGAATTAAAGCAAAGCAACTAAAAGCTCTTATCACAAATTGCGTTAATATGTTTGGTGATTTGAATATTGGTATGGTTTGCACAAATCACGTATACTCTAGTCAAGACAAATATACCGATGATATTATTTCAGGTGGAAGTGGTTCCCTTTATGCAAGTAGTATTATTATTTCGATGATTCCTTATAAGTTAAAAGAAGATGAAGAAGGTAATAAGATTACAGAAGTAAGAGGTATCAGAAGTAAATGCAAGGTTGTAAAAACTCGATATAATAAACCATTTGAAGCTGTCGAAGTTTTTATTCCCTATGATACAGGAATTGATAAATATTCTGGATTGTTTGATATCTTTGAAAAACAGAAATTATTAGTCAAAGATGGAAATCGTTATGTTTATACAGACAAAAACGGTATTGAACATAAACATTGGCGTAAAGATTATCTAAGTAATGATGAGGGAATTTTAGACTTGATCATGCAAGAATTTGATAAGGATGCAAAAGTAATAATTAATACAACGGATGGTTTTGTAGTTAAGTAATAATGATATGGTGCCACTAGTGGCACCATATTTCCTTAACTATATGGATCAGTTATAACAATGGTTCCATCGTTTCTAATCATAAAATTGCCACTATGCATATCTAAAAATCTATCTTCTTGATTTTTACCAATAATCTGTGCAGCTTTTACCAATTCTGGTTGTTCTTCTAAATAAAACATTGTTTTATCATCAAAATATCTTGTAAACCACTTATAATCTCGACTCCACCCAGTTGCTATTCGCTGTAAACAGTCCGTTAATATATCAGTATCTATTTTAACACCTTCATAATTAATAGTGAGAGGAAGATTTTTAAGTTTTTCAATGAGATATACATAATAATTAAAACCTCCAAATTCTACAACCTTCATATCACCGATATTAGGAAAATGAATATTTGGATTATCTTTTAAAATTTCAATATATCGAGCATAACCTCGATCTGGTCTATTGTTTATTTTTAAAACAAATCGCTTATTTGGATTTGTATATACTGAACTAAAACAACCTTTATTATTATATGTCCATCCAAGTTTAGAAAGTTTTAAAGATAATATCTTTCCATCAGCATCTAAACTTTTATTTTTAAAATATTCAGAAGTAGCTGTGAATATCGGTTTTATTATTTTTGGTTGTCGTAATTCAAATATTTTCATTATTTTCCTTATTAACAATAGGGATCGGTTATAACAATTGTTCCATTTTGTCTTTGCATAATATTTCCACCATGCATGTCAAGATATCTATTACCTTTATATTGTCCAACAATTTTTGTTGCTTCTATTAAAGATAGATTTTTTTTTAAATAATTTATTGTAGAATATAAACAATTAAAATAGAATAGTGTTTCAAATGTTTCACGATTTGATTCTCCCCAACAATCCATAATTCTATCTAATGCAACAGCTAAATTTCGAGCATTTACAGATTCAACTGTTTGTAATTTTTCAATAAGATAAACATAATAATTTAAAGTGCCAATTTTCATAATTTTCATATCACCAATATTAGGAAAATGAATATTTGGATGATTTTTTATAACTTCAACATAATGTTCATAACCACCATCAACCCAATCATTAATCTTTAAAACAAAATTCTTTTTTGGATTTGTATAGACAGAACTATAAGCACCTTTATCAAGAAATGTCCAACCAAGTTTAGCAAGTTTTTTAAATAATATTTTTCTTTCATGGTCTTCGTCTTTATCTTTATCTCGGACAAATCTAGTGGCAGCACTGATAATTGGTTTCGTTATTTTTGGTTGTCGTAATTCAAATATTTTCATTATACTAGTATTTATTCATTGACTTAAAATTTTAATTGCGTTATAATCAATTCATACACTAAATAACCACGTTGTTCAAAATATATTAAAGGACTAATTAAATGACAAAAGAAACTCCAGAACTTATTACAGAGTGTTGGCAGTTGTTGGTTGAGTATATCCCAAGAAGAGACCATGCTGCCGCAGCAGAACAATTGTTTAGTTATCTTTCATCAGTTTTAAGCAAGGAAGAACAGGAAGCAATTGCCGATCTAGACAGCGATCTTTCCGAAGCATATAACATTGTTTCAGATGACGAAGATGAATATGAAGAAATGTTTGATGATGACCCAGAAGAGTGTGACTAATGTGGTATAGTAAAATTACGAAAGATTTATCTGAGATTCCAAATTTCATATCATATTATGAAAAAGAACTGGAAAATCATAAAAAATTTGTTGGTATTAACGGTAATTTAGAACAAAATATGGCACGTCTTCCGGGTCAAACTGAAACTGTTTTTAACAGTCTACAAGAAATCGAAGCTATATTAAATTTTATGAACATTCAATTGAGAAAAATTAAACAAACACATTATAAACAATATCTTGAAGGTTATAATAGAGCATTGACAAGCAGAGATGCCGAAAAATATAGCGATTCAGAAAGTAGTGTTATTGAATATGAACTTCTAATTAATGAGGTTGCACGAATAAGAAATTTATATTTAGGGATAATGAAGGGATTAGAAACAAAAAGTTTTATGGTTGGACATATTACACGTATTCGTGCAGCGGGGCTAGAAAATATTAGTATATGATAAAACAATGTTTATGGTCGGGTGGTTTAGATTCAACATATATGATCTTTAAGTTATTAAGTGAAGGACATCATGTTGATGCTTATTATATTAAATTAACTGATAATACACAACAAACCAAACGAGAATTATCAGCAATTAATAAATTGGTTCCATTATTATCAAAATTTGATTTTTCATATAAAGGTATATTATCTGAATTTTCAGTTAGAGAAATATGTTCAGATATTACTATGCAACAAGCACCTATTTGGTTATTATCTTCTTATTATTTGTCTGGACCAGTGAATATTGGATATGTAATGAATGATGATTCAATTAGTTATTTGAATGATTATTATTCTATTATTAGTTCTTTAAATTTACTAAGAACTAAACCACTGATAATAGAATTTCCATTAATAAAAATTAAAAAAGAAGACATAATAAAAAATTTACCATTAATTTATAAAAAACATATAACATATTGTTCGTCAATGAAACGCAATAATTGTGGAATATGTGCATCATGCATAAGATATAAATCACTACTTAAAGGATTATTAAAATAATGAAAAATGAAGATGATATGTTAAATGATTTACTATCCGATGAATCATCTGGAAGAGAATCTCAAAATAATAAAGAAGTAGCGGCTGCTTCACCTTTTTGGGATGACATTGATTCCAATGAAGATAACGAAAAGGCTTTTGAATTTAAACAATGGCAAGTTGGGGCCAATGATATTTTTCGTCCAGCAGGTATTACTCGCGCTACTATTCCTCCCGGCGTATATGATTTTGATCGTGATGATAGCGGGGTTTTTGCTAAGAAAATCAAAGTTATTACAGATAATCTGATTGAATTACCAGATAATTCAAGCGAACGAGTTCTTATAGGTATGCAAAAATTCTGGAATATGGAAGATCGTTATAGAAAGCATGGACTTTTATATAAAAGGGGAATTTTACTATGGGGTCCACCGGGATGTCATGCTAAAGGAACTGATATAGTTATGTATAATGGTTCTATTAAAAAAGTTGAAGATGTTATTGTTGGTGATCTTTTATTAGGCCCAGATGGAAAATCTCGCACAGTTCTTGGTTTATGTAGAGGAAAAGATGAAATGTATAAAATAACTCCAACAAAAGGAGAAGCATTTGTAGTTAATGGAAATCATATTTTATCATTGACCAGATCAAGATTACGAGATAATAGATATCCTTCCATTCTTAATACAACAGTAAATGAATATATTAATTTAACCAAATGTAGCCAAAGATCATTTAAATTATATCGATCTAAGGCAAATGAATTTTCTTCATCTATTAATGTAAAAGAACCATATTTATTAGGTGTTTGGTTAGGCGACGGTAGTGCTGATCGAGCAGCAATTACTACTGCTGATATAGAAATTAAAAATTTAATTTTTTCATATGCTAAAGAAAATAATTTACATATACGCGAAGACAAACAAGGAAATAGTTTATGTTCTACTTATTTTTTCTCTGGAGATGGTGGAGCAAAAGGGTGTAATAGTTTTATAAATTTACTTAAAGAAAATAATATATTTGAAAATAAACACATTCCAGAATCATATATGACTGCATCTATTACTAATAGATTAGAAATATTAGCTGGATTAATTGATACTGATGGGGGTAATGAAGGTTCATGGAGGCCATCATCAAAACGACTTAACAAAAATAATAAAGGTTATTTTTCTATAACTCAAAAACGAGAAATTCTTTCAAATCAAATTGTTCGTCTTGCTAGAAGCCTTGGATTTGGAGTAACAATAAAGAAAGTAACAAAAACATTAAAATCAAGAAATTTTATTGGACAATATTTTAGGATTTCTATATATGGTGATATTCAAAGAATTCCAACTAAGATATTACGTAAACAATCAAATGCTGGAAATCCAAACAAGGATCATTTAAGAACTGGAATAAAAGCAATCGAATCTCTTGGTATTGATAATTATTATGGTTTTACATTATCAGATGATCATTTATATATGACCGGTGATTTTAATGTTCATCATAATTCCGGTAAAACCGCAACTATTTCATTGTTAAACAAATGTCTATTAGATAAGGGTGGAATCGTAGTAATGTGTGATCATCCACGAATTACATCACAGGGATTGGAAGCAATAAGACGTATTGAACCAACTCGCAGAATTATCTGTATTATGGAAGATATTGATGAAATCATTGACAAGTATGGCGAACATGATTTATTAGCTCTATTAGATGGAGAAAATCAAGTAGAAAATATTGTAATGTTGGCCAGCACTAACTATCCTGATAAACTTGGAGCACGTATTGTAAATCGTCCAAGTCGCTTTGATGAACGTATTTTTGTTGGTATGCCAACAACAAATGCACGTCATGCATATTTAAAGAATATTTTGGGTGATATTGATGAATTAGATAAGTGGGTCAATGACACCGAAGGTTTAAGTATTGCCCATCTTCGTGAAATGACCGCCGCAGTTCGTTGCCTTGATCAAGACTATGATTTAGTTTTGGCAAGATTAAAGAAAATGAAACAGAAAATTAAAGCTGATTCAGATTCAGAAGGAAAGGTTGGATTCTAATATGAAAACAATTGACTTAGTTGATAATATTAATATTGACTTTGATGAAGAAGAGCAAGACCTTGTAGCACTTTCAATGAAAGATGTTAATGAAGGAAGACTTTACTATCTAGAACAGACCTATTTCGATCCAAACGACAATGGCAATCAAGGAGCATGAAAGATAAAAATAGAGTAGAATTAAAGATTGGAGATTATATAAAAATTTCTACCACTGGTAGGGTTGGAATTATTGTTGATTTTTTTGATGTTTGGGATATAGATGCATATATATGGTCTGCAAGAATACGTCTTATTGATGCAAACTCTGATGGAGTATATAATACTCCCTTAATGTCTGAGGATTGTGATGTGTTTGAAAAGTTATCTGATGAGCAAGCAATGCTATATTTATTGGAACAATGATAAATACTAATATGAAGGAAAAGACTAAATCATTATTAGAATCATTGATTAATATGGCTCCAACCCAAGATACTTCTTTAATCATTGAATCTCGTGGAACTCATATTATAGCCAGTGCTATTCAATTTCTTAATTCTATTCAAGAAAATTATGGCGCTGAAATGGCAGAAGATTTAGAGAAGAGATTACTTAGTAGTATTCGAAATAGAAATAATGGAAAGTTTGTTCGTGGCACAAAATCCCTAATTAAAAATTAATAAGCATATGGATCAGTTATAACAACTGTTCCATCTTGTCTTTGCATAATATTCCCACTATGCATATCATTACAATGACCACCAATATTTCTTCCTGCGATTCTCGCCGCTCTTACTAAAGATGGATTTTTTCTAAAATAAGCTATTACTTCTTTAGTATTTTTAATTCTTGACCAATCTTCTTCAAAAATTTTATATATTTCATTAATATTGGTGGTTGGCATATCCATAATCTGAGATATCAATTTTGCAAATATTTTATTATCCATAGATATTGGATGTAGTTTTTCAATGAGATAAACATAATAAGTATTCATATATCCGTCTCTATCTGGAAATTTCATGCTCTTCATATCACTTATTTTAGGAAAATGTTTATTTCTATATTTTTTAATTACAGATGCATAATCAGCAAATGCTGAATCTGGATTCAAATTAATTTTAATAACATAATTCTTTTTTGGATTTCCATATACAGCACTAAAAGCACCGGGATCAGCCAACATAGTCCATCCCAATTTTTTAAGTTTTTCAGATAAATCAGAATTCATTCTGTTGGGAGTTTTGTAATAACCGGCAACAGCAGTTGTTAGAGGATTTCCAATTTTCGGTTTGTATAATTCATTAAGTAACATTATAATCTCCTAATAAGCATATGGATCAGTTATAACAACTGTTCCATCTTGTCTTTGCATAAAATTTTCACTGTGTAAATCTAAACTATGACTTTTTACCCCATAAGCAACTATTTTTAATGCTTTAATCAATTCTGGGTTTTTTCTTAAAAGCAATGGAATACCAGTTGATCCCAATAATTTAGCAAACCCGATAGATAAATCAGTATTATCTAATTTATAATCTAAATTTATCAAATGAAAAACCCAATCAAATATTTCTTCATACTTACCTGCACGTTGCCGTGGAATTTTAATTAGCTTCTCAATTAAATAAATATTATAATATCTATTTCCAATTTTCAATTGCTTCTCATCACTTATCTTTGGAAAATGTATATTCGGAATTTTATGAATTATCTTACTATATGTTTCAAAAGCTCTATCTCTTGTAGTGTTAATTTTTAGAACATATGATTTATTTTTATTTGCATATATTACATTGAATGATCCTTGACCAATTGGTTTCCATCCAAGTTTCGCAAGGCCAACATCTAAGTCACCGGCTACAGAAAACTCATTTTTTACTGTAGAAATTACTTTATCATTAATCTTGGGTTTATATAATTCATTAAGATTCATTATAAAATTAACCTCCAAGATGAACTATCATAAGGTCCGTTCCATCCGCGTATCCAAATATTTCCATTCCATTGATATTGCAAATTTGTGGTGTCATCAAAAACAAACTGAATATTTCCAGTATTACTTGATGCTGAAAAGGTCGTAACCCATGAATTTCCAGTGTAAGTAATAATATCATTAGTATTTGCAGATGCATTACTATTTCCTGTATCATATGGCCACTCAGAACCAATCGGAGAAGTAATTAAATAACTATCTCCAATATTTGCATTGGATAATCCATAACCCGGAGCAACATTTTCTGGATTCACAACGGTAATAATCGATGGAAGAGTATTAACAGGTAATGTTGCAATATTTGCATTATATAGAAGAATGGTTGAATCAGTTGGATCAATTGTAATTGTTCCTAATATTTCGTCATCACTATTGTTATATGATAATCCAATCATTGAAACACCGGGTCTCATTGCTCCATATGCATCTAAAACCCCAGTCCAATCCAAAGGATTTCCATAGAAAAATGGTTGTGGAGATACATTTGCAAGATTCGATGAACTAATAGAATCACTTGCGTTCCAAAAAGCATCTGGCCCATCTGGATGAGTAACATTTGAGTTAGCTACTTGTGGAAGAACTTGTATTTGTCCATTGTTTACAAATAAACCATAATTATTAAATGTAACCACTTGTCGAGTTCCAATCACAAGATCATTTAAATCAGTAGTTTCATTAATATTCATAATTACTTTGAAAATTACGCCCATTTTACTAACTTGTGCAGGAAGTGACATCCATATTGGAGCTTCAAAAGACAAAGAACATACATCATACGAGCTATCATTACCTTGTCCAACTGGAATTGTTCTATTTGACCATGTTACATCTTGTAATTCAAGATAACTTAAACTTTCCCAATCTAAAAAATTATCATTTCGCTGTATTTCTAAAGCAGGATTAAATAATGGTAATATTTGTTCCAGTATTTGCATTTTTTGTTGAGTATTTGAAGTTACGATATCTACTGCAATTGACAATTGGTATGGAACTGGCATAAAACGCTTAATATTGTATGCATTTGCTTGTTGGGGTAAAAATGCCCCAACGTTTGCATCCCACTGTCTTGTTCTAACTGATAAAGTATCTTCAAATGTTGGAGCTTGAGTTCTAGGTCTATCAAATTTTAGATTTTTAATATAAACACTGATCATTGGAAAAGAAGGCATAACATTTTCACTATTCAAACGAGCTATTGTTGCGGCAGAAAAAGTTCCATCTCCCCATATAACAGGAACAGTAGAATATAATTGATTACCATTAGAATCTAATGAATACGCAACGGTAAATTCGCTAAAGAGACGAATAATTTGAAGAAGCCATTTGCGTATATTTTGGTCGTAAAAATAATTTTGACTCATATAGATATTTATCTATAACTTAGTAATATCTATTTGAAGAAGTGCTCATTATAAACGGCAAAGGCATTGCATTTTCACCAATATCTCGTATATCCTGTAATTCGGGAATATAATCTTTTAATGTTTCCATCATTCGTATGATTACTAGCATTGAACATACTAAATCATCCGTGCTTCCAATTTTTGCTTGATAAGTATTACCTATACTTACAAATGTTTTTAATTCACTAATTAATTTCTTGCTATATAAAAATATTTTCTTGGATTCGATTAAACTTTTTAACTTAGCACAAGCAGTTAATTTACTAGTATTTGTTGTGTTAAATCCTTTTCTAAACTTTTTACTTTGTCCCAGTTTTACTGGTTCGCTTAGAAAAACACCGGGAATGTTTTCTTCTCCAATATTTCTAATGGTAACTAAAGTTGCTTCTCCAACTGTATTTGATTCGATAGACCAGTAAACATTAGTTGTTTGTTCAGTAATAGATACTAAGTATGTAGTAATTTCCTTTAATAAATCAACTTGTTTTTCAATACTAGTTTTATTATTACACCATTCTGCAATTTGTGTATTTGTATTTGCTTCTAATACTTGTATAGCTGCTAGATTTCCTCCAGTTCCAATACTTGGATCAAGAGCAACAAGATAAATATTCCCTTTTTTGGGTTTTTTATACCAACGAATTTGGCCTTGTAATTCTATTGGTTCTATGCCTGATAATTGATTCAAAACAAATGGATTGATTAAGGTCTCAGAATCAATAATAAACTCACAATTATGTTCCCTTAAAAATTTTTCTTCACCTATATCAGATTTTTCTACATCAGCCCATTTTTGATCTCTTTCTGGATGTTCACTCCATATTGCTTTAAATGCTTTAAAACCATTAACTCCTAAACCATCAGATAAAGTATTACCGAATTCATCTTCTGTTTTATTAGCATTATGCCAAATTTCTGAAAATTGATCCTCATCACTCTGTGGTGTTGAAGATATGATAATTTTTCCTCCTGTAGATAAAGTAGGAGAAATAGAAGCCCAAAACTCTTTTTGAATGTTTTGCGGAACTGATGCTAATTCGTCAACAAAAAATAATCCAACCGAATAACCACGACCAGTTGTTGGGGTTGTAGTTTGTGCAATAATTCTTGATCCATTATCAAATGAAATAGATTGTTTATTATATTCAACGGTTCCTGCACGTAAAAAATCTGGCATGAATTCATATGCATATTTTATACGAGCCATAATTTCAGACACAAAACGCCCAGTGTGAGCGGCAATTAATATTGTCATATCTGGAACAAAAGTTGCATACCATAAAACGTAACCACCAACAGTTGTAGTTTTTCCTAATTGTCTTCCGCATAAAAGCACACTTTTTCGATTATTCTGAATTATATCTAACATTCTTTCTTGATAATCATATGCTTTATATAAGGTTTTTCCTTTTATCGGATGTCTAGTATAATAATAATTATTAATAAAATATTGACAACCAGATATAGGGTCTGCGCATTTAGCAAACTCTTCAAGGTCATGCTTAGTATATTTTGTTTTTTGATGTGGCTTTTTAATTAATGAGTAATCAGTGGAAATGTTCATATTACTATTTATATTAATAATTTATAAAATCAAGTAATTTTTGATTTACCTTTTTTAAATCCTTATAACATATTTCTAAATAAGGAATATTATTATTTTTAGCGAACGTTCTTTTAATTTGATCATGTTTTTTAACAATGTTAAATCTTTTTATTCCACCAAAACATTCTCTTGGAATATAATGTTGTTCTCCTTGATATTCTATTAATCCAAGCAGATTATCATTTTTATAAATACCAAAATCAAATGGCAGCGGTTTTTTATTTTTGCAATTTTTAAATCTAACTTGATTTTTATACTCAATATTATTTTCTATTAAAAATAGTCGGATAGCTTCTTCCCCTTTACTACTTTTACAAATGGGGCAACCATTTCTACCTTGAATATGATTCATAGGAAGTTGCCAAAATGATCCATGTTCTAGACATATAATTTCAATATTTTTATCTGCTCTAATATAGATAGCCTTACTAAAATCAAAAATAGGACCATGAATTTTTATTGATTCTTCTATAAATTTTTCAATTGTTTTTGTTCTACTTGTTGCAGATTTATTTAAACTACATGGTGGACATTCCCTTCCGTGCCAGTGTTTTTCAGGAGTTTGCCAAAAAGAGCCATGTATAGGACAAACAATTTCAACTTTGGTTTTGGAATCAATATATTTAACTTTAGTATAATCATATATTGAATTAAGATTTAGAAATCTTAGATTAACTTCTGATACTGTTAATAAATCTGATCCGCCGCATTTATGACATTTCTTTCCAAATAAATGAGCACGAGCTATTTGCCAAAATGATCCATGAATTGGGCAAATTATTTCTAACTCAGTTCTAGAATCAATATATACTGATTTTGAATAATC